CTCAGAATTAGGAATAACAGCAAAGTCGCGCTTCCATGCGTCGTTAGTTTCAGTGTCCACTATGATGATAGGTCTTACTGCATCGTCACCAAGCAGCTCATCATTTGTGATCTTGATGATGTCTTCCTGGACAGGCAGATTTCTGTGCTTGTCAAAAGCGTATGCGATGCTGGGATTGTAGCCCATGACATCAGTTACGCCAAAAGGCTCATCGACGTACTGTCTGCCGTACTCAATAGGGTTCTGAGACTTGGCAAGCTGCGTGAACTTCTTCATTCTGTAGAATGTCGTAGTTGTCGTAGAGCCGCTCGTTTCTGTTACACCGTAGAATGCAACGATCTTATGGCGCTGTACGATTTTTACATCTGACATTATTTTATTCCTCCTCATAAACTAATCGAAGCTGTATCTGATAGCGTGCTGTCTCTTCATCAGCTGAAAAGACATATCCCCTTGTAAGCACTTCGAGACTTACAGGGACCTTATCCCCCAGATCAGGGAGTATACCGTCCTCATTGTTCTTCTCGATCCAGTCCTCAAACTGCTCGTAAAAATGAAGATTGTCGATGCAGGTATTGACATCTGCCTCGAAAAACTCCCTGCTGGCGAACAAGAAAAGAAACTGCTTGACCTTTTCTCCGTCAACATATACCTTGTATACCGGATCGCACGGTACTGCCTCGACGGTATATTCTACGGCTTTATCGCCCAGATAATCGATAAGCAGGCAGCAGTTCTCCGAGAGTTCGGGGAAAGCGCTTATATAATCCCGAATGCACTCAATAATAGGTATGTTGCTCATTTCTTATTCAATCCTTTCAGTATATCGTCTTTATGGTCAGCTTTCATGCGCTCTAACCAGTATTTTCCACGAATGCCCGATTGCTTATTTGTGTAATACTGCTCTCGCGCCTTAGGTTCTGTATTGATTATCAGCCCTGGGCGCTCAACCTTGTGTGCCCTGCTCATATTACCGCGATTTTGGAATTTCACCCATTTATGAGGACTTTTTTTAGTATAACCGCCGACACGAGACATTGGAGTATAGTCGGGCAGATACTTAAGAACCTCATTATCAACGTAATCCTGAGCCTGAGCAAAGTTCTTCTTGGTTTTACTCTCAAAATCATTAGAGAACACAAGTCCTTTGAAGTTGATCATATTATCACTCCAATATAAGCTCTATGTGCCGTACTCGTGGAGAACCGAAGCGGAGATCCTTGACATTCATAACCGTGAGGGCCTCGTGCGGCGGAGCTTCATCATCTATAATTCCCTTCACGACTCTATCGTCTTCCTTAGGCAGATATGTTGTTGAAGCTTCTGGAATGTTGACAAATACAGATTTCTGAGGGTGTCTGTCTTTTCCACCAGTCTGTCCTTCCGAAGGCTGCCAGTATATGCGCCCGGTAGTATGCCTGATGTATGCAGGAGCTCTGTTGACTGTTGTTTTTTCATAAATAGTGCAGCCCTCACAGTTCGTAAACATCATATCACTCCTTTTCGGTATCATATATCTCAATTGCTCCGTACACCTGACGGAGCAATCCGAGATCTTTAAGCTCATTTCGCAGGAAGTACAATGACTGTCCTGCATTGAGATAGGTCATCTGAATACTGTATGATCCGTTTGTTTCCGAGCCCTGGGAAAGAGCAGGAGTATCATCGGAAACAGTATTGAGCGCTCTGACCGTAGCATTGATTACAACATTTTTTACTGCAAGGCTATAATCCTCACCGTCATTCTCGTCAGCCAACATTTTATCTATGTCTTTTCCGTATTTCTTAGCCTGTATCCTAAGTTTAGCGGAAGCCATGTCAATAATGCTTTGTGCTGCTTCCTGCTGCTGATTGGTCAACTGATACCCGAGCGCTAAGATATCATTTACAGTACAGTACGCCGTTCCCATTACTCTGCGATGTCGTCAGCTTCTACTGTAAGGTATGTAACGGCCTTGACCTTGCTTGAGCTGAGGTTTACGACCTCAATCACATCACCTGCGGATACTGCAATTGCAGTTGTGCCAGATGTGAGTGATGTACCGTTATAAGCAGTACTTGTCATATCGAAAGTTGCACGCTCTGAAGGATTAACCTTGTAAGCGTATGTTGTGCCAGTATTACCTGCGGTAACTGTAACAACAGTCTTACCAGACGAACTTGCGCCGGTAGCAGCAGCGAGTGAAGCTGTAAGAGAGCCGGGGGCGTATACAGCACGAATAGCAACGCTGCGGAGAACTTTATGGGCGTATACTCTACGGCCCTGCACAGCAGACGCACCGATATAATTTCCAGATCCTGCAAGATCCTGGATATGTACAGGCACCTGCCACTCGTGTACTCTCGTTGCAAATCTGGGGTGACCTGCAAGCATTGCAAGATTAGCTGTGTCGTCGTTCCATTCCTTTACGAGGAAGCCTGCGATTTTACCTACAACACCGTTTCCCTTTACGTCATCGCCCAAAGATGAAGCACCGATGAACTCAGGGCTCTTAAGGATAAGTGACATTGTATCAGGTGTAACAAGTAAGTAACGCTTGCCGTCGTTAGGTATCTTTGCCTTGGACATTGCCGTGCGAACATCAACAATGGTGTCATAAATATTTGTCTTGGTAATTGATGCTACGTTCAGAGGTGTTGATCCTGCGAGCAGTACAGTGCCGCCGTCTGTGTCCATCTGAGTTGCGAGGCTGTAGCCAGCACTGTCGAGACGCTCGGCTACGATCTTATCAGGGACGGACTCAGCATCGTATCCGTCGATGATCTCGTTTACAGCCTTATCCTTGTTGATGATAAGATCTGTATAGCTTGTGGAGCCGTTAGTAGCTGTGATACCGTTAGCCTTATCGTAGTCTGATACAGCAACCTCGGTATCGCGCACAGGGATCTTTACAGAGCCGGAAGTAGGATCGCCCTCGTAGTCATTGTTAAATACTAATCCATCAGAAAGCACAAGCTCATTACGAAGCTTGGCAAGGATAAGATCAGAATAACGTGTCTGTGCTTCGTGTGCCATAGTGTTTTTTCCTCCTTAGTTTTCTTTCAGTTTGGGGTTTCTTGCATAAAATTCGCGCTCAACACCTGTCATTGTGTCATTATGCTCAGGTGAGAAACGTCTCGGCTGATGAGAAGACTTGCAGGTGATCTGCGCGAAAGCCTCAGCATCTTTCTGGATATCCTCAGCGGTTTCACCAGAAATCTTGTCAGCCAGCTCAATCGGAAGCCCAGACTTGAGAGCCGCATCGAGCTTAAGATACTTCAGCTCATACGACTTGCTTTCAGCCTTGGCAGCATCGAGAGCCGTCTGGTGCTCCTCAGGAGAGATATAGCCCTCGTACTGAGCCTTTGCCTCTGCAACAGCTGCATCAACAGCAGGCTTAATAGCTGCATCGAGCTCTTCCTGTGTGGTGATAGGTTTGAATTCCATTGATTTTTCCTCCTTTGGTTCATATTTCTTTGTAACTCCTGCATTTATCTGTGCAGGAACAGCAACAAAGCTCCATTCATAGGCATCGGTGATGTCATCAATAATGTGGTGACATATCTTACCGTCGTATTCTTTGCCTTTCCTGTGCTCGCAGTCTTCCTGATAAGTATCAGCTCCGCAGATAGAGCACGTCCTCTTGGCAGATGAACACGAAACGCTCACTTCCTTCTTGATACCTGCGTCGATTTCGGAAATGAGATTTTTATTAGCGTCAGTGCGCACCATGTAAGCCATTCCCTTAAGGTATTTATAAGGGCGGCCGTCTTTTGTTGAGCGCGAACTGTCAGCTATGACCTCAGTGTCGAATACTCGCGCTTCCTGGTTGTTGGCGGTGGGATCATGGTCGAATATTCCTGTTTTTCCGATGAATAACTGCTGCATTTTTTCAAGTGCAGCGTCAGAAAAGCGCTCCATGTCACGGTCTATTTCGTTATCACAGAGCGTGATAGGGAAAACATAAAGCTCCTCTGCTTTGAACTCTCTCCTCGTAAAGGAGTTGATCTTGTCAAGTATTTCCTTTTCCATTATGCACCTCTTAGTACGTTATTACCTGCTTTTTCTTTTCTTTCTCCTTAGCACACAGCCAATGAGCAAGGGTCGCAGACTCAAGCAGGGAAACATCTGCGCCTTTAAGTATCGAGCTGTATCCGTATCCGCCGCTGCTGCCAATAGCTCTATGCTCACAATTAGAAGCAGCCTGCGCAAGTGCAGGCTGTCCTTTATGGCATATTTTATCTTCAAACAGCATCTTTTCAAACAATGCATTAGCTTCGATAACTTCATTGACCTTCGGCATGATCGCTTTACATTTTACATCGGCGTCCTTCATATCCTGTTCAAGGATACTCTGATTGCCTGCTCCGTCGATCACAACGCTGACGGCATTAGGGTTCCTCAGGAAATCAATTATCCATGTGTTGCCCTCACGCACGCTACGGCAGTCGATAGCCTCAACAAATACCTTGCCGGTTGTAGTCTTAATGGCAGCTGCAAGTGATACATTCGATGTAGCTTTAGCATACTTGACACCGAAGTATATCTTATGCGGTTCATTAAGCTTCGGCGGCTCTGCAACAGCGTAGCTTTCCCACTCTTTGCGGCTGATAGCTGACTTCTGAGAGTAGGTCAGCCACAAGCCAAGTCGCTGAATGTTGTCGTCGATCTGATCGTCGCCGAGCTCGGAGCGTATTGTTCTCTCGCTGAGAATATACCCGAGGGAAGGATTTGTCTCATACCAGAGTTCGGGATCGTGTGCATCGGTGAGCTCAGGGACGGACCACTCAGCCCAGCCGCTGTCTTCATTCGCACCGGTAAGTGTGTCCTGACGAAGCTTCTGAAAGACCGTGCCCGATGATACTGCCGTCGGCGGAGTTCCACACATGAGTGTCTGAGGATTTTTACTATCAGTCACAACATATTTAAGAGCCGACTCCTGATCGGAAGTGTACTCCTGAGCTTCATCGATGATGAGCAAGTCGTATCCTTCACCGAGTCCGCCTTTGCTGGATCGCGTTCGGAAATTGATAACACCTTTGCCGTCGAGCCATTCGATATGTTCAAGGCCCATTTGCTTGGTGGTTTTGAAGTCAACACCCTCAACATAGCCTGCCTTTACAAGGCGATCAATACATTTTTCCCAGGCATTGTGTGATGTGGTCGTTCTATGCGCTGTATACAGTACACGCTCATCATGTGACACACCATATACAGCACGCATTATAAGAAGTTCAGATTTACCGTTTCGGCGCGGTATGGACCAGCCGAATTTCATGTGTATCCATTGACCTTCCTCGTTGACAGCCATGATATCTTCCAGGAGCAGCTCCTGCCACTCCTGAGCAACTCTGTCTGAGCTGTTATATATTGCTATGGCTTCTGTTCCGAGGGAGTCAGTATATGGGAGAACGACTGAGATTGTCGGAGTCTGTCTGCCTCGCCGCTTTTCGCTCACCAGATCAGCTCCTTTCTGTTAAAGGCTCATAGGCTCTTCCAGTCAAACGTCAAAGGAAGCAGCCGATTGGAAACGACTTCCGTATCGGCTTTGAAGTCCTGCTTTGGTGATAGCTTATCGGATTTTTGTCGGTTACAGCACAGATGTGCAAGCTGTAAGTTGTTTATATCGGACGGGTGTCCATTCCTGGACACGGGTATGATATGATCTATGCAAGGACTCAAAGGGTGAGGAAATTTAAGGCTGAAATCAACTTTCTTGCCGCAGATGCCGCAGATCTCCTGTGTCGCATAGATCTTTTTCTTGTTCGAGTTGAACTGTGCTCGATGCGTGCCGTTATGATCGGGACGCATATTCGGCATTTTTCTCACCTCCAAAATGGTATAAAAAAAGCACCTCTCAGGTGCTTAGTGTTCTTTGAGTTCTACGCAAAAGACATCATTGAAGTTGTAAATGCCTATCCATGCGCCTTTCTTTTTGACGATGACAGCATTGCCGTCGTAAGCATAGTCGTCCCATTCTCCCTTGCCATAGGATATGGTTTCACCGCTTTTGAAGGTGATCTCAATTCTTTCAGCGTATTCCATAATATCACCGCCTTTCGTGCATCTTTTCATTAATCATGCACGTTATCGCTGAAGATGTTTCTGTGGTCTGGCTTCCATAAAACGGAGAGCCTCGCTGATATGAAAAATTGCCATTTGATTTGCGGCACTGGCTGACCTGCCTTGCTGAAGCTTCCTAAGGTGATCTCGTACCGTTTCAAGCATATCATAGTCGTTGAAGTCAAGCAGAAGCTTTTCAATTCTCAGATTATCATTATGTTCTTTGTTCGGCATAGTATCACCTACTCGTATCAGGGCATGAAAAAACCGCTCTCGGGTGAGAACGGTTTTATTTTATATTGTTTGCTTCTTTTATTTCCTTCATTCTTTCAAGATGTTTCTTGAATTCGTTATCACTTTCGGCTTTATTTTTAAAGCCCTGTTTTTCAGGCATTTTGTAGCCGTCGTATTCTTCGTATTTATTTTTCATATCATCAGCCCCCTTTGATAATACTGTACTTTATGCCTAAAATATCATACATTTCGGTATAAGCTCTGTCAATATCCGCGCCTTCTCTATAACGATAAGCAATTTCATCATGGATCAACTTCGGATTGTTTATGCGCTTGCCCGGATTGTCATATTTGTATACCTGCCCATTATGCCCAACCGCTATTCCAAACAATGTTTTGTTGTCGTAAGACTTATTTATGTCGTCAACGCTCGGCGGGTAGCCTTCTGGGTGATTGTGCAAAGTAACAAGCGGAATATTTTCTTTTTTAGCTTTTTTTAGCAATGACGTTATTTCGTCGTTATAATAAATACCGCTTGGGTATGTCATTTCAATCTGCTTTGCAAGTATTTCGCCTGTTTCGGCATGGATAAAATACATATCCTCGTATTTGGTTCCATTTCTATGGGCTATTGCTTCTTTTGCGCATTCGCGTAAAGAGCTATTAACAGCAGCATTATCAGTAATGCTATCAAATTTAGCCGCAAACTCAGCCGAATTAATATAATCCATGTCAGCATTCACAGAATACTTGCCGTATGGGACGTTGAATTCCTGCTCCCTTTCTCTTTCTTCTATTATACCACTTCTTTGACCATTTGTCAATCGCGTGGGCATATTTCTTGCCTGTATTTCCGCAGCCTGCTCAGGCGTGAACCTTATCGGCGGCGGAGCTCCTGCTCCGACCTCCGGGGCAGTCCAGGAACGCTTTGACCACACGTCCTGCCGCTGCTTGCCGTTCTCATAAGTCACGGTGCAGCCGCAGTTATCATGTCGGCGGTAGATATCATCAGGCTCGGTGCCATAAGAGTAACGGCCTGCTATCTTTGTACACCACTCGCAGCACTTACCGTCTGTCTCGCGATTGATATGCACCTTGAGACCTGCATCATTGCGAAAGCTCGCATTGACTTTGATGTAGCTGTCATGGAAGCCCTGAGATACATTTGCAACACCGGTATTCGCACGCCGCTTTATCACACTGTCCTTCACAGTAGGATCCAGAAGAGAGTGTGCGATCTGGTCAACACGGTCTGTCGGGAACGCTGCACGCTGCGGTTTGATATGTATGCCTGCTGCTTCGTCAAGAGCTGTCTGCACCTGAGCACAGATGTTATTAATCTCCTCATAGTTGCCACGCAGCAGCTCCTCACATACATCTTCGCGCTCAGTTTCCACAAGATCAAGGACATTTGCACTGAATACCTTGCCTGTAATGCTTGAATACACTTCAGCATAGTATGCTGTATCCTTGAAAGTTGCTGTGCCTTCCTTGATTTTCTTCAGCACAGCTTTCAGACGGGGGTCCGACGCGGCACGTGCTTCAATAAGCGTCTTGATGTCTGTCATTCTGCATCACTCTCCAAGCCTGTGAGCTTGTGGACAGTATTTTCGCCGACAAAGTCAGGTACTGCCTGATTGATCTTATATACTGCGTCACCAATAGCACCGATAGCCGAAGCATCAGGCTCAAATATTGGAGCCCATGATACTCTCACATTTGCGAAAGATCGTCTTTCGTACGCAGTGTCGTCACGTATGCACGCAGCGAGGAAACCTGCATTGATAAAGCCAACGCCAAAGTTCCGCTGCCCTTTTCGAGTGCTAAGGCGGAGCTGCTCGTGGCTTGCCTTGATAGCATCGTAGCTCTGAGGGTTATCCGTCGAGAAGCCAAGATCGTCAAGGGTAAGTCCTGTCTCACCCGCGAACATTGACGCGAGCATTCTCATGTGCTCGATGTGCGGTGCCATGCTCTGCTGCTGAAACTGTCCGAGTGAAGGGAATTTGCCTTCGTCGTCCTTAGAAAAACTAAGGAAGGTTGAAAGTGTGGCAGCTTTGTTATTGAACTCAGCGTCCTGGGATAAACCAACTATATACTTCTGCGGAACGCTGTAGAATTCGGCTCCAACCTCAGTACGAAGGAGTGTGCGAAGTGCGCACTGAACAATATCCATGCAGCTGCGCGATATTCTTGAGTGCCCGAATGGGCGGCGCGCATCTGGACGATAGATTAGCGGAACAAGAAGCGCGTACGGAGCCTTGTGAGTCAGCACATCAACAGGCTCTGATTTGCCCTTCTCATAGTACGCTGTTTCACCAGGTTTAAAGTAGGCTTCTAACAGTGCCTCACCGTTGTCTGCTCGCTTTAATACTGCATATCCCTCTGTGAGCATATTCGTAACAGGGTCGATTATGCCGGTGGCATTACCGCCGTCAACGCACTGAATAGTTGGATATCCGTCATAGTCCTTATCTATGTACAGGAAGCTGCACGACGAGATCAACGCTGATAAAATAGAGCTGTCAAAAAGAATATCTGCGTTATTCTGACTGTATATTTCGTTCAACATAAAGTCGTCTTTTTCGATTTTATCAAAGAACATTCTGTCTGCTATGCTGTCAACGGCCTTGCCGCACCAACCAAGTGAGTATGCCACGGTCTTGAACTCAGGTGGTATGAGGGCAGTTATTTTTCTTACGGTGCTTTTCATGTCATAATACTTGTACCTTAGGTTGACCCGCTGAGCCTTAGTGCGCAGCTTTGACCTGAGGTATTCAATACCATATTCCATGTTTTTTCCTCCTTTCCGCGAGAAATTTGAGCAGTGACGGTGTGAACTCCTTCTGCACTGCTTTAAGGGGTCCCCTCCCCCCCTATCAGGGGAACAACAAAAATACCGCCACTATTGCGACGGTACTTTTGCGAGGTTGTACAAAACGACATCATCTTGCCGTTGGTTGCAGAGGTGAGACTTGAACTCACAACCTCGAGGGTATGAACCTCGCGAGCTTCCCGTTGCTCTACTCTGCCAGGAGAAGCAGTCAAAGGCAGGGGAAGTTTACACTTTGACTGCAAGACAAGAATTCTCGAAGGAAATGGCATTATGTAGAACACTGAACGGTGGTTACATCGGGTGGTCGAAAGGAGCCGATATCATCTTTGCCTATTTCCATGCTATTATTATAGCACTTGATTTTTTCCCACAGGTATCATTTTTTGTCTTTCTTGTATTTTTTATCCTTATTTATATCTCGTGCAGGTTCTTCGCTAACTGGTATATAAAACGACAGCGCCAGCGCTTATAAGTTGACTCACTTGCATCAATAGGATAAGGATATTGATAACAGATGTTGTTCCAAACTCCGCGCCTGTACTCAGCAGGCAGAAAGTTCAATGCTTCATCTATAGCCTTGCAATAGTCTTTAAGCCCTGCAAGCTTAATGCCTTTACTTTCTGTTGGATTGCCGATACCGGAGTGTGGAGTTCCGTCAAGCGCAGGAGAAGCATTGAGTATATCCTCACGCTCAGACTTGATCCTGTCATAATCACGCACGAGATACAGCATACGCATATAAAGATTGTGCGGCAGCTTATAAGGATTATTTTTCTGTTTCTGATATTCTCTCATCTCGTTCCTCCCATTCCTCGTCAGGCACCCGTCCTTTGTCATCGGCACACCATACGACGATAAGTGTCATAAAAAGAGTCACAGCTATTATTCTGAGCACTGATCCTCACCGCCTTTGTCAAGCAGCTTGTCAGCCTCCTCGCGGCTCATCTGCATGATCGAACCTACAACAGGACTGATACAAGTCGGACAATTTGTTGAAGCTGTTTTTTCATGCTTCTCATATTCACCTTCATCGCAGATGAATTCGCACCCACAGTTTTCACATTTGAAGGTGGCAAGCATAGCCTGTGGCTTTCCCTCCTTGATGATCTTCATTTCTTCACCTCTTTATCCGGAGCAGGCTTGCGGAGCTTGTCCAAAAGTTCCGCAATTGCCTTAGCCTCCTTTTTTGTTACCTGTATAGTAAGGTCGAATGTATTCCCTCTGCTATAGCCATAAATTATTCCTATCTGCTGTTTCATCGTTCTTCTCCTCATCAATTCCCATTTCGTCTCTCAGCTCATGAGCTTTCTCCTCGGCATACCTCTTGCTGAAGTGATAGCCAAGAGGTATTATGATTGCTGCTATTATGATAGCTGCTATTACTATGATCATCAGTATTCTCCTTTCAGTATCATGTCTAATGCGATCTCATCATAGTCTGCTGCACAAGTTGAGGGAACAGGACCTGTTGTAACGCATATAATTAAATTTGCACAGTATTGACACGGACGCATTAATGCACGAACATCATCAATTGTTTTCATTTACAGTTCTCCTTTATAACAAGTTTGTGCAGACCACCTGCTATATTGATAAATTCGTCTGACCAGTATTGGTCAGCATTCTGCTTTTCTTCCTCAGAAATATTCGTAATCTTGATTTCTTCACCGTCCCGAAAACGAATAACCGCACTTATATCCCTTGTATTGTCAGAATGTGTGGTAGATGTCCACTTAAGATATTTAATGTCTCTTTCCTGTATGCGGCAATTGCCTAATTTAATATACATATTGATCACTCCTTTCCGACCTTTTTGACTATCTTATCATACAGATCATTTGCCTTGTTCTGGTCCTTGTAGTTGGCGAAGAACGCCGCCCTCAGAACCGGGCGTGTCTCCTGTAGGAGCTTCCACAGCTCCATGTTCTCTTTTTCGAGTGCTGCCATGTGCAGCATATCTGTGTCATTCATCTTCCTTCCTCCACTTCCTGCATTTATCGTCTTTGCTATGTAATACCACTCTTCCCTGTAATATGTTACTTCTCAAAAGGCATACCACACAACAACTGTCGCCGCGTTTTTCGGCCTTCTCCCATATATTACCGTAATAGCAGTTTTCACAGCACTTTGTATCACTCATTCTCTTCCTCCTTGCACCTTTCGAGTGCTGCCTCAAGGGTACTTATCCGATCTTTGAGCTCTTTGATATATGCAGCCAGCTCAGGCTCGGTGTACCATTTATCGTCTATGAACATAATATCCTCCTTTATCTCATGGCAGTCCCTGCCTGTCCTGAGCACCGACAAAGGGCAGGACAGACAGTGTATCTGCTGAGAGCATAACTGCTCACGCTTCATTTTATACGTTTAAGAGCCTTGGCAAGCTCATCATGCTTCATTCCCATATACTTGCCGTAGCTCACTCCCATTAAGATTGCGTTGTGAATGTCCTCAGACAGCTGTTCGGTCTGTCCCTTTATCATGTAGTCAGGTTTCTTCTTTGACATATAGTTCCACCTTTCTGAGCTGACGCTTATAAAAGGACTGATCGCCTGTCATAAGTCCGATGCACCAGCAGGCTTTAAGCGCCAGCTGTGCTACATCGTTTTCGTGCTCGATCTCACGCAGGAGCTGTCCTGCCTTTCGGATATTGTCCTGATGTTCCCTGTATACCGCAAGAGTGCTGTCATAATTCTGCTCAATGTTCCTGCATTTTCCTAAGAGTATCTTCTTTCTCGCCGCAGCGTCCTCTCGGGAGAGCCGTCCTGTAAAGTACAGAGCATACAGACCTTTCAGCCCGATAGACAAGCACTCCTCAGATATGCTCATATCCTTTAAAGGATCTCTTTTGCCTGCTGCGGCAAGCTCAATTTCATGTTCACGCATAAATAAGCCTCCACCACGTCCACAGCGTCCTGCCAGCCATGACACACAGCACAGCAATACCCCTGCTTCTGTAATTCCAGTAACCACCAGTCCTGAGCTTCACTGGTCTTTCCTTTTTCCGTTTTCATTTCGATGTACAGACCATGCCATTTTCCCCTCGGGACAGGAAGGTGCAGATCGGGTACACCTTTTTTCAGTCCCATGAGCTTCAGCAGTCTGCCTGTGATCTGCGAGCACTTGCGCTCGTTTGGAATATGATACAGGAGTTTCAGCTCAGGATAAGCCGCTCTGACCTGCGGCTGCTGAGACCACTTAATCACCTGCATCTGATGCTGCGCTTCTGTCATTATTTACCTCCTATCAGAACTCTGTTAAGTATCTGCGATGCTTGCAGCTTCGTGAGATCATTGAAATTGATCTCGTCACTGTATTTCCTGCACTTTTTCTTGATGAGACTTTTCTGAGCTTCCGACGCAGGGAACTTTCCCCACGCTCTTGCCTTGTCGATATTCCAGATATACTCGCTGTCCTTGAAGTCTGTTGATAGCCTCATATACGCCCTGTCGATAGCTGTCTGCATATCCACTTCCTCATTCCCGAGGACAACATTGCCGAGAGAGTCGGGACAAGGTATGCGAAGCCGTTTCCTGTCGGGGAGCGAGCAGACCAGTGAGCCGTCAGGCATACGGAAGAAATTGACTCCGTGAAGATTGTACTCCATTTCCTGTGCCCACAGGTCCACGATCTCAACATTCCTGATCCAGCTCTGCGGATTGTCAGCTGCTCTTTCAGCCAGTACAGGCAGATCAAACAGATCGCCCTCCATAGAGTCCTGTCTTTTCTTCGGGAGCTGTGATATATCCAGTCCTATAAGTGTAGGAGCTGTGCAGAGCGACTTCTTGCCTGTCACTCCCACGCAGTCTATAAGTGTAAGCTTTTCCTTGTCGGGGTGAAGTCTGAGACCGCGCCCCACCATTTGAGTATAAAGGCTTTCCGACTGTGTAGGCCTTGCTATGATAACAGTCTCTACAAGAGGTATGTCCGTACCCTCTGTGAAAACCATGCAATTGATAAGGCAGGGGATCTCCCTGCGCGTGAACGCTTCGATAAGCTCTGCGCGGTTCTTGGTCTCGCCTGTGATGACCATTGACTGAGGTATCCGCTGTGAGATAGCATTTGCGTGCTTTACCGAAGCCGCGAATATAAGTGTCGCACCTTTTGCAAGAGTACGGTAAGCCTCTGCAATAGCGTCCTCTGTGCCGTCCATAGCTTCTTCAAGCTCACCGGGAGCATAGTCGCCGCACCGTGTATGAACACTGCTCAGATCGTAGCCGATATCCACGCGCTTGCAGTCTATGTCGCAGAGGTAGCCGTTCTTGATGCCCCATTTAAGGTCACGCTTGAAAACTATCTCCTGATACACGTCATTGAGCCTTGCACCGTCCGCTCTGTTCGGAGTCGCCGTGAAGCCGATAGTCTGTCGGGGACGGAAGTGCTCCAGGACTTTCTTGTATGTAGTCGCCGCGCTGTGATGAGCTTCATCAACTATGATAGTATCGAAGTCGTCAGCCCCGAAGCGATCAAGCCGCCGCACTATGGACTGCACCGAAGCGGAAATGACTTCCTCTCCTGAGGACTTGTCCTTTGCCATTTCCACGCCTGTGGAGCAGGTGAAGTATTTCAGCGGCTGACGCACAAGCTCCTCGCGGTGGGATAGTATGAGCATACGTCCCTGACGTTTAAGATTTGCGAAGGTAACAGTCTTTCCGAGACCTGTCGCCATTTGTACGAGCCATGAGCCAGCGCCTTTTTTGTCTAATATGTCTATACACTCTTGCTGATAGTCTCTCAGCTTTATCAACTTTGTACACTTCCTTTCTTTTTGTGGCACTGTGGAACAAGTGTGGCACAGTTGTGCCACAAAATAATTGGCTATTTTAAGCCGTTTGCGGTGTGTTGTGGCACTGTGGCACAAAATCGCGCATTACCTATACGGAACAACACATACCATATTTCATACTATGTTGAATAAAAAGCAATATATATACGGGGGAATTGTGCCACAGTGCCACAGGTGCGATTTATAGCCGTTTGTGAACCGTATTCCTGTGCCACAACTTGTGCCACACTATGGCAAAAGGTATTCATACCCCTCAAATTCTGATGCTGCCGCAGGTTCTTCAGAGCTGAGTATCATCACAACACATTCGGTATTGACACCATTTATGCGTTTTCCTCGCGTGAAGCGTCTGCCCCTTGTCTGGATAAGGTCTCTTGTTTTCAGCCATGAGAGCAGCACCCTGTCATCGAAGCCGTTGTCCCTCACTGCCTTCACAAAGATGCTCTTATTGATGTAAGCGATATCGCCCTCGATAACTCCGTAGATGTCGCCCTGAGGCTCGATGTCGATGCCGTCAGCGTCCTTGTGCCGGAACTTGTTGCTGTTTGCCGATACCCAGTCGCACATATACTGATAGCCGCGCTCACCTGCCGAAACACTCGCCTTTGATTTGAGGAACTCCGAGATATTTTCAACTGTGAGAGCTGTCCCTGTGTGGAATATAAACCTGTCCGCAAGCTCGTCCCCGAGGATAAGCATTGCCGCAGCCATTGCCTGCTTTTCAGTAGTCTCGCCCTGTGACAGCATCTTGAACAGCTCCGCGTATCTCTCCTTAGCTTCCTCTATTACCTCATAGGTAAGAGCCTCAACGAACTTCTTTCCTGCATGACCATAGTTCTGCTTGACTGTCGCAGAAGTGCCGAAGCCGTCCTTTATAACGCTGTCAGATGCCTTGCACTCGATGTCGATAACTCTGTTGACTGCACCTGCACCTGCATTGTCACTGGTAAGCGGTGACTCTCCTGTAGTAAGGATACACAGCGCCCATGTTGGTGTCTTGTCTATACCGCCTGTCTTTGTACCTCTTGTGCGTCCTACACCCTGAGAGAGCTGATAGACATCGAATTTACTGCGTCCGTGGCTGTCCTTGCTGAGCTGGAGCTCGTCGATGCAGAGCGGAATGTTGTTGAGGAATGCTGCTGTCTTTTCCTGTCCTACCTGCGTACTGTTGAAGGTCTGAATGTATTGCCCTATGTTCGGGTCGCCCCATACCGAAGCCGCAAGCATAAGCGCTACGGTCTTTCCTGTGCCTGACTCTACGCCCCACAGGTGAACAAAGAAACTCAGACAGCCTATCTGTCCGATAAGCGGAGAAGCAAAAGCCGCAGCAAGCATTATCCTCGCCGTCAGGCTTTCGTTCCTGCACTTGACAGCTGTATCGAGCCACTTCTGATAGTCGCCCCTGGGTGCGATCGCATTGTAGATGTGACAGTAGTTCGCATCTCCGTCAAATATAAGACCGTCCACATAGGGCGAAAAGTTGCCCTCATCGCCTATGTAGCCAAGCCTTGAAACGCTCTCACGCTCAGGGAGCAGGTCATAGTTCTGAGACTCGATGTCACACATATACTCTGCAAGGACCTTTGCTGTTTTCGATGTGACCGAAACTCCCACAGCTGCAAGCTGTATTATCTTTGATGAGTCGAAGAGCTCCTTCTTTCCGACGATGATCTCTCGCCAGCGCTTGCCTTTCAGATAAGCCACGCGGAGCTTTTCCTCTCCTGTGTCGATGTTGACCAGTCTTTCCACAGGCATGATAGGGTGCTTGCAGGCGAAGTCTATTCCTGCATAGGTAGTTCGTGAAACTCCCGAAACGTCGCAGTTCCACTCACCTGCTTCAAGCTCTATGGGCTGACTCGGGAAGTCCGTCGGATTAATAGCGATACTGTTCTCGGGACGTGCATTGACCTTTCGCATATCAGCCGCGAAAGCCTTGTATGTAGCCTTGAATGAGCGAAAACCGCACCGTGCAGCCTCTACTGCCATAGCGTCAAGGGCTCGCCTTTGCAAAAATGCTGTGGGCTGTGTGAATACTTCCAGATACGGTTCATCGGAGCTTGCAAAGTCGTCGATAGTGTACTTGAATGTAAGGGTAAGGTCGTCAAGCTCCATTCCCTGTCGGGCAGCTTTCAGCACCCTGTCAAAGGTTGCTTTATTGCCTGTACGGATAGCGGCAGACCGCAGTGTAGTAAGGTTGCTTGTCAGCTGTTCCTGAGAGCCGCTGTGGTCTGCCATGTGCATTACGAGTTCTGCAAGACCGTTCGGCTCAAAGTCCAGCTTCATTGCTTCCTGTTCTGTTAGTGTGTAGATAATATCACCTTCCTTCACCTATGAGCTGAAAAAGTCTGCCGTTCAAACGAAAACCGTTGAATACTGCAAATTTTGCACCGAAGGTTGATATTATCAGAACGGTACATCGCCGTCGCTGAGTATTTCCTCATAATCAGCAAGTGCATTGCTCATATCTGCCGTGCCTGTCTGTTCGTGAGCTGACTGCTGCGGAGCTGAGCCGCCGCTTTCATTCTTGCCGCCTACGAATTCAACATTGTTGACATTAACGTCTATAGTGTAGTGCGTTACGTCGGAGTGGTTCTTGTCCTGATAATTATTATTTCTCAGCTCACCCTCAACAGCGATGAGCTTGCCCTTACTGAAGTATTCGGCAACGAATTCTGCGGTTCTCTGCCATGCTATGCAGCCGACAAAGTCCGCTTTCCGCTCACCTGTCTCTTTATCCGCGAATTTCCTGTCAACGGCAACAGTGAAGCGGCATGAGGATATGCCGCTCTGTGTCTGCCTGAGCTCGGGGTCTGCTGTAAGTCTTCCTACTAATATTACCTTGTTCATTTCTGAGGCTCCTTTCTTGTGCCTGCTTTCTTCATGCACTCACCGCAGCGAGCTTTTCCGTCTGTATTCATCTTTTCACTTATGTGATATGCCTGCGCACCTGTGTACTCTTTGCCGTCCTTGCCTGTGAAGCCTTCAAACTTCTTGCCGCAGTCGCAGCACTTGTATTCCTTAGGCTCCTTAGTCTTGGAATTTGACTGCTGTGAGGTCACATCATACTTAGTGCGGTCCAACTCCCAGTAGACATCAGCGGCGAAGCCGAGAGCCTTGCATGATACGCTGATAGCGTCGGTAAGTGCCATTTTGTAGCACTCGTCGTTGACATAAGGTCCGCTTTTCTCGTTTGCTACAAATGAGCTGCCGCCAGTTCCGGGAATAGGATCACTCCACTTGTCACCGTCCTTGATATAAAGGTCGATGTTTACGAATGCAGCGATCTCACCATTACTGCCTATCTCCGTCCACTGCTTTGTTATGGTGTACTTCCAGCCTATGCCGCACGGTCCGAATACCTCTGTGAGTGTCTTTATGCGCCACATAGGATTGATATCGCTCTTGCCTTTGAGACGGCCTGCCTGTATCGTTTTGAGTGCTTCCTTCGGCGGTGTTCTTACGATGTTATATATATCAAGATTTGTTGCCATATTATCCCCCTTATCCTATAATCAGTGACTGACTTGCTTCAAGGCAAGCACCCTCAAACTGTTCTCCGCTCTTGATAAGGTTCTTGACTGCTGTCTTATCAATAGCAGGAGCTGTGTATCTGAGCAGATCGTCTCTGCCGTTATCCTGGAGCATATCGATGAACTTTCCTTCGTCGGTAATGACAAGAGACGGAGCATTGTTCTTGATCGATATTTTTGCTTTTGGTGTCTCTACCTTTTTGAGGTTCATCATTGTCATGCAGTTTTTGAGGTATGTGGTCATGTTCTCGATCTTGCGCTCATAGGTCTTGCGGCGGCGGTTGAGTTTCCTCTCTTCCTCTTTGATGTCCGCTTCCATAGCTTTCAGTGACTTGATGTACTGAGCCACATTCTCAGCTTTTGCCTCGAACTCGCCCTCGATGCCCTCAAGGGTATCGAACCACGCCTGCAACATATCAGCGCGGAAGGTCTCGGGATCTATGACGTTGCCCTCAGCGTCAACAGGTTCGCCTGCTTCATTGCAGTCGAACTCCATTTCCTGTATATTGTCGTACTGGTCGAAAAGCTGAGAGAACTCAGCAGAAATATCGAATAAACGGGGCATATTATTCTTCCTCCTTAATGATTATCTTTGAAACTTCCTCTATTTTCTTTGCGGCGTAATGGCGATAGCCGTTTTCACCGACAGGATCATTGGCGAAGAGCCAGTGTGCAAGCTTCCTCATGGCATCGGTCACGAACTTGATGTGCATTTCAAGCTCAGCTTTTTCTCTGATCTCGTCCTCTACCTCAACGTCAGCTTCCTCAGCTGCCTTTTCAAGCTGTTCGCGCTGCTTGCGAAGCTCTTCCTTGTGACGCTGCAACTGTTCATTGAGCCTGCGCTCGGTGTCCTTGTCACGCTTTGCAAGCTCTTCCTGGAACTGAGCTGTAAGCTTGTCTATCTCTGCATCATTGGCCTGCACAGCGACTTCCACAGGACGGTCTTCAAGCTCCTCTATCTGCTGTTCAAGGCTCTGAATGGTGTCCTTAGCCTCGTCGTTATCAGCAAGCAGTTCGCTTATACGGTCAGACATTTGACCGTTTTCATCGACAAGCTCCTCGCGGAGTTTCCGCTGCTCTGCGGCTTCGTTCTTATACCCCTGAGCTTCCTCTCTCAAAGTGTCGTTTGCAGTGGTCAGAGCGGATATCTTCTCTTTCAGTTCCTTGACCGTTACGGACTCAACGTCCACATTCTGCTGTATTTCCTCACGCTGAGGCTCGTCCAAGCGAGAAAGAAGATATAATTTTTCAGTACCGAGCTGTTCAAAATGGGTAGTCGACTGGACATTTTCTACACCTGCAATTGATATGTATTTATGAGCCTGCTTACGCTTGATACCTACTTCATTCTCGCTGTATTCCTCGAAATTCTGATAACCAAGCTCCTTATAGAGCTTGCCGTCGTGCATTTCTTTAAGTCCCTTGCAGACCTCCCAGAGAGACTCCTGGGCAGCGGCAGCGTTCGCCTTGATCTTCCTTGTAAGCGATACCGCTTTTGTGTAGTCCGCAGACATTACCTGTGTCTCTGACACCGTTTTTACCTCCTTTGATTTCAGAGCAAACATTCGCCCTGCATTTTTTAAATGTTCATGCCTTTTAAGATATTCCGGATCTCTCTTAAAACCGCCGTTGACTGTGCTGCGGCGAATATAACTGTAGCTTTTGCCACCGTCCGAGCAGATAGCAGTACCCTCGCCGTCGTCCTGGATATCGTATAACCAGATAACGCCGAGCCACCTGTGCGACTCCGTACTGCAATCGTATACAACAAGCTTGCCGATATAGTCGTGAAGCTCGTCCCATGTCAGCGGCTCAGGCTCAATGTCTTCCTCTGTAACGTAGTCACCGCGCATATACTTGATGATACCTGCGTCTTTCAAAGCCACTTCGCACTTCTTTGCATCAGGTGCCGAGATCTTCGGCTCTCTGCTGTACAGAGCTTCAACCAGATCATCAGTAGTGCTGATACCAGCCTTTCTCAACCGATTATATGTCTTGACTTCAAAGTCAAGCTGTTCAATCCACTTCATTGTCGCTTACCTCCGAGATCTTGTTAAGTATCTCCGCAGGAGCCTCGCGGACGTTGAACCTGCTGCCGTCAAAGAGCCTGACCTCGGTATGATCTCCGCGTGCATGGAACTCTTTTATAAGAGCTGTAGACACCTGGAAGCGGATACCGTCCATATCTGTGAGAGTTATCTCCATTTGACATTTCTCCTTTTCTGTGGTACAATGTACCTGTGTTAAACTATATATGTCGTTTCTTGCTCCCTTATGGGAGCTTTTTTCTTTATTTTGTAGCACCTGTCAACCTCTTTATAGCGTCGAAGCTGTACACCTTTACGCAGTCGCCCTTTGGTTCATAATCACCATTGAGATTATAATTATCATACCAACCTTCGGGAGCATTAGTATCAATCATAAAAAAGTATCTGTCCTCGCCATGATACTCATTTATTGCCTGTGCTATCTCCTCAATTGTAAGGGTGCCACGCTTTTTCTCTACCCAATACCCGTCGTCATTGTAGTCAAATTCTACTGTTATACCTCTTTTCATTTCTAACCTCCGAATCTTTCTTCATATCCATTTGAGCACGTCCCTTGCAAGAGCTTGCAGGCTGTCACCAGTAACATTTACTTTGCGGTCAGACGAGTGTCCCTCAGATGTCAGCCAATATACTGTTACTATCTCAATCTCGTTTTCGAGTATATCATACTCGGTTTTTAAGATGTCTTTGTCAATAGCTTTAAGCAGTCGAAGCAGCTCATGGCGGACAAAATTGAATTTTTCTTCATGCACCTTATCCACTTATATCACCGTCCTTCCTGAGAGTATCTATCTGCAACATCTCTGCGCTGAAGAACTCGACGTACTTAGCGAGCTCAGCATCTACATTCCGCAGCTCTGCATATATGCTGCGGCGCTTGTCCATAAGAGCAGCTACCTCTTTCCGTATCGGCTCAAAGAGTTCCTCACAGTAGAAGCTTTCCTGCTGAGCTTTCTCAATAGTCTTAGATAGCTCCTTTGCGACTTCAACAGGAAATCTGCGGTCCATTGGTGGCAGTTCATCAGCCTCAGGCTGTTCCTCGACTTCTGCCTGCTCCTTCTGCGGCTCATGTTTTTCAAGCTTAGCTCTAAGCCTGTTGAAGTTGCGGTTATCAATGCCTGCGGAAGTCAGTATGCCGATTATCCGTTCCACAGGGCAGTCGTTCAGCTCCGCAAGTATCTGCACCTGGTCTCCCTTGCTCTTAGCCTGCTTGTACCGCATTACGATCTCATCGTTTGTCATCTGCATATATCTCACCTCATTTCTGTAGATAGTTCCAAAGATCGCGCCTGTTACGGAATACAGTCCAGTTTTCGCGCACCTTTTGGTATGATCCTGGTCTCAGTGCTTCTCTCCTCGCATCTGACTTTTCCTGAGATTTTCTTCGCAGCTCAAGGCGAAGCCTATGCATACAGTAAAGCTCAAAACAAGAGAGAATTACAATAAGTGTTCTGCCGAGCAAGTCGATCTTATCCATTGGCAACCTCCTCGGAGCGCTCTGCTATCCACTGCATGAGCAGCGGCAGATACACATGAAAAACAGGCTTAGATGTCACTACAACAGCGTCACCGAATGGGTATACACGCTGTTCTATGCCTGCTCTGAGGTCACCGTCGGATATCTGCATACCGTTCTCACGCAGTATCTTAGCGGCTTCTCTGATGCCGATAACAACCATTATTTTTGCCATAGTTCATGCTCCTTTCTTAATTACTGACGAATGGATTTCAGAAGAAATCTTTCATTGTTAATGCGATTTCTCGTATTCTTATCAGGTTTAAAAGTTCTGCATATCTCGATTGCAGCGTCATACTGTGAGACCTTTATCAGATTGGTTTTGGCTACACCAAAGGCTTCACACAGCTTGGCAATGATAAGTATTCTTAAAGTTGTGCCGAGAACACTATATACTCTGCCAGAGCCGCAAAGGTCAATAGCCTTTATTTCGATTTCATTTCTTAATGTTCTCTCCTGTTCAACGGTGATCAGAACATCAGCAAGCTCCTGTTCCAGCTGCTTTATCGTGTTGTCAGCAAATCTGAGTGCTCTTTTCATTGTGGCTTCGGGAGAGTTCCACTGCTTTTCGACATCAATAAAATACTGTCTGCACTTTCTGCCGATGTCGCTGCGCTGTATCATACAGATCTCTTTCGCCATATCAATTGTGATTTGGTGATCAGTGTAGGTCGTTTCGTTGCCCTGAGCTGTTACTCTTTTTTGAGTAAGAGTTATATAGTCCGAATTTTCGTCAAATCCGTACTCACACATTCTTTTAAACCAATCATTATATCTGGCTTTGATTTCCAGTGCATCATGAAGTTCTCTTCCCATGACCGTAGGACGGTCTGCCTTGTCATAGTTGACTTTTATCAAATCGTTCATTTTAGTTTTCCTCACTTTCTTTGTTTCCTTTAAGAAACTACGTCTGCAAAAAAAATAGTCATAATCTTTTCTTCGGTAAGGTTAAGTGCTTGAGATATTTTCACTATCTCGGTCTGCTTAAATGAAGTTTTGCCGTTAATTCGGGAATAAAGCTTTTTCTTATTCATTCCTATCATATCAGCAAGCTTAGGAATAGTAAGATCACACCTTGCAATCTCTGCTTTAAGATCAAGAACGTTCAACTGGTATCACCTCCTATCGCTCGTTTTCGTTTCCTTTAGGACACTTTTATCATATCACTCTTTTTCTCATTTGTCAACCCCTTTAGGGAACTTTTTTGAAGTTTTTTTGAAAAATAGTTGCATTTTAGAAACTAATATGTTATAATAACCGTAGCGAGGTGATAATATGAGCGATATAGGTAATCTTATATATAACCGAAGAAAAGAATTAGGATTGACACTTGAAGAAGTCGGAAATGCTGTCGGAGTAAGCAAAAGCACAGTAAAAAAATGGGAAAATGGCTTTATTTCCAATATGAGAAGAGATAAAATCGAAAAACTTGCTAAAATTCTTGAAGTAAGTCCTGTCAGGCTTCTCGGTATCAAAACCAAGACCTGCCTTCAACCTAATGATCCTCAGTTTATGAAACTTGTAAACCTATATAATTCTTTTAATGAAATTGGAAAAAAAAAAGCTGTTGAGCGTCTTGAAGAACTTTCTTTAGTGCCTAATTATCAAAAATCCAAGGAATAAAGTTCGACAAAACTCGACATATTTTCAGTGTCATTCATTACAAAAAGATATTTATTTGTTCAAAATATATGTGCTATAATATATATACACTAATTTATTAGGAGGTATATATATGAATTGTCCAAAATGCGGAAGCACGAACATTCAAGCGGTCAATCAGCAAATTGTTAAAGGAAAAGTCACCGACACCAGAAAAACTAAAGGATTTGGTTGGTGTAAAGCTTGCATCGGCACCTGTCTTACAGGTGGCATTGGTTTCTTTTGTGGTCTTTGCGGAATGGGTAAAACAAAAGGTAAATTCAAGGATAACAGAAAAGTTTCAAATGAAATTACCTACTGTTGTCTTGACTGCGGTCATCAATTCAAGTAATGCGCAATATCTGGTATTATACGCGGCTTCTGTGGGTCAAATCCATGAGAGCAGGAGCTGCTACTGGCTGTCATCAATTACCTGAGCGAAGTTTTTTCTTTCGTCAGTACCAATTTCCTGTCTGTGCTCGCTGCTGCGGAGTACTGATAGGGGAAAGCATGGCTATTGCAGCGGCGGCAAAAAAATGCGATGTCAAACCGGAAATCAGTCTCTTAGCTGCCGAGACAATGTTTCTTGATTGGTTTTTGCAGCATACAGGTAAGCTAAAATCTACCAATGGGCGAAGGCTTGTAAGTGGGATATTAGGCGGATTTGGCTGTTGGTCTCTTGAAATCGCAGTCCTCAAAAGAATACTAAAAAAACAAATATAAAAAATCCCCCGTCGGTGCTGGAACACCAACGAGGGATACGGACGTGCTATTACACACATCTCTGCAATGGTAATTATAGCACGTCCTTCTTGAAATGTCAAATTTTAGGAAGGTGGATTGAAATATGTTGTGTATCAAATGCGGCAAGGACATTGCCGACAGCTCTGCATACTGCAATTACTGCGGCAAGAAGCAGACGGAAGACAAAAAGGTGAAGTATCATAAGCGTGAACGCGGCTCCGGTACGATCTATCAGGATAAGCGCTATAAGAAGCCGTGGCTTGCTTTCGCTCCGTCCAGCAGGTACGGGCAGGGCAGGCAGTACATCGGCTGCTATGCAACCAGGAACGAAGCTCGTGCGGCGCTGGAAGAATTCAATAAGAATGGCCGCCCTGAGCTCTACAATGCGACGCTCGCCGACATCTACGAAATGTGGTCTAAAATTCATTTTAACAGCGTTTCATACTCAGCGGTCAAGTTATATTCCTCTATGTGGAAACGCTTCAAAAACGTGCAGGATCTGCCTGTGAGGGAGCTCAGAACAGCACACATACAAGAGATAGTAAACTCAGCGACTTCCAAGAGCTCGGCTGAGATCATCAAGGCTATGGCTACCATGCTCTGCAAGTTTGCAATGGAGAATGACATCGTTGTCAAGAACTATGCTGAATTCGTGAAGGTGCCAAAATTTGAAAAGAAAGAGAAGCGCATCTTCACAGCCGAGGAGATTGCGTCCCTCTGGAAGTGTTCCGGTCAGAAGCCTGTGCAGGCTGTTCTCTTTATGATCTACACAGGATTTCGTATCGGTGAAGTGCTTGCCCTCAGAGTCGAGGACGTTCATCTCTCCGAGGGATACATTATCGGCGGCGAAAAGACCGAGGCAGGCAAGAACCGTATCGTCCCGATACCTCCGAGCATACCGGAGCTAAAGACTTTCCTGCGGCAATGGTGCTCCGAGATCGGCAGCGGCAGGCTCTTTCCTATGAGTCATCAGCGCTTCCGTGAGGATATTTTCGATACAGCTTTGAGTGCATCTGGTATAGTTCCCGAAGGACTCACGCCTCACTGTACTCGTCACACCTTTGCATCTCTCAGCTCGGCATCAGGTATCAAGCCTGAGAGCTTGCAGAAGATCATCGGACACGCTAATTATTCCACAACTGCGGAAGTGTACATACATCAGGATATTGCCAAACTGATTGAAGAAATGAGTAAGATCAAGCGCTGA